TAAACTCTAACCAAGTAACCTTTGCTGATATTTTTTGAAAGCCAGGTTCTTCTGGTTTTGTCAATATCCACTTAGGTTCACCTTCAGTCAGGCCAATTAATTCAGCCTGATTTCGATCAATCTTAAATTTACCATCTTCATCATAACCTAAGATGAGTTTGGGTTGACATCCGCCTATCATTTATGCATTACTTTATGTAATATTTATGTGTTATAGATAAAATCTGTGAATAGTTTCACGGTAGTCAAGGAGAGACTTGAACTCTCATGTAACCAATTACTCTTTCGACAAGGTATAAGCTTGAGGAGATACTTGACTATAACATTTACTTATGAATTCTCCACTTGGACTCTCCTTTCGGTTGTAGGCGTGAGATTTGACGCCTCGTTGTTCGGCTTTCGCCTATCCAAGAGCTGGGGAGTAGGGGACTCGAACCCCTACTTCTGCCTAACCAACTTAATCACATCGCGTAACTAGTATGATGCTTTCAGTCTTAAGGTTGGAGCGTCGTACCGTTTGACTAACTCCCCGTGTTTTAGTGAACCAGACAGGATTCGAACCTGTGACCGTCTGCTTAGAAGGCAGATGCTCTATCCAGCTGAGCTACTGGTCCATATTGTTTAGTACCCGAGGACGGGCTCGAACCGTCACGGACATTACTGTCCAAGGGATTTTAAGTCCCTCGTGTCTACCAATTCCACCACTCGGGCATTTGGTACTAAATCTAGATGTCAAAGAGCCTTGTTGTTAATTACAGTACTAATATACGAAATTAATCTGACAATAAAAAATCTGAGGGCAACTAATTTGTTAAATTGTTAAAGTTTTCTGCTTTGTAGTTCTTGATGCATTCTTCTTCCATCAACTCTACCATTTTAGAGTAAGAGATTTCTTCTCTGCTGAGTTTCCATTCCAACTCTCTTACAAATCCTTGCTTTAAGTATTTAGCCATTGTCTTTGGTGTTAAAGGTTATTGGTTTCAAGTGGGTAAAACCCAACTCCTCATTCAAATCTATATTATATGCTTCCATCTTCCTAAACATCACCTCAGATAGTGTTTCACCATCTAACAATAAACTATCTTTATCATATAGCTTTAGACTATCTAATATAGATAACATACAGGAAGCCATATTGTGTACTTTGTCTTTGCTCATCTCTCTTTTGGTGTTAAAGGTATCTAATATATCTTTAATTACGTCTAATTTACCAGTTACGTAATCGTCTTGACCCATTAAAGACATTAAGTTTAATCTATACTCTTTCAACCATTCCATGTAGTTCTTGATGCATTCTTCTTCCATCAACTCTACCATTTTAGAGTAAGAGATTTCTTCTCTGTTGAGTTGCCATTCCAACTCTCTTACAAATCCTTGCTTTAAGTATTTAGCCATTATTATGAAATTAAGTGAGGTTTGGCTTCAGCTAGTCCTGCATTTGTAACTACATTATATTCTGCTTGACCAAAAAATTCAATTAGATCATTAGCTCCAGCGTATGAGAATGCTGATTTGATTCCATCGGTTAGTCCATTGATAATAAACCTAGCGCCACCTTTAAATGGAATTGTAGTAGACTCGCCTTCAACATTACGTTGCTTTTGAGCGTGTGTAATTTTAGTCTCTAAAGATGCAGAACCGCGGTAGCGTTTGAAAAGACCTGCTGGAGTTTCTAGGATTGCACCTGGAGATTCTTTTGTACCTGCTAGTAGAGAACCGACCATAACACAGTCGGCTCCTACTGCAAGTGCTTTTGCAATATCACCTGAGGACTTAATTCCCCCATCAGCCATGATGGGAACTCCGGCTCCGTCAGCTACTTTAAATACATCCTCGATTGAAGTAACGTTTGGTACACCAAAGCCTGTTTTTACTCTTGTGGTACATAGCGATCCTCCGCCAATACCAACTCTAAGTCCGTCTGCACCCCACGTGATAAGATCTTCGGCTGCATCGGCTGTTGCGATGTTTCCTGCAATTACGTCAGTAACATCTTCTTGCAAATTTTCTTTTAGCATGCTAATAGCAATTTCCATATTCTCGTGATGACCATGTGCAACATCAATCAAAATAATGTTACATCCTGCTTCTTCAAGTTCAATTGCTCTTTCAAGATAGTCTCCTACCACACCAACGGCTGCCATAACAGGCAAGTGTGCCATTGACACATCAGTTTCTCTAAATGCAACTAGTTTTTTAACTTGAGCCACCTGTTCTTCAATAGACATAAAGCGGTGAATGCAACCAACTCCACCCATTTCCATTAGTGTTGCTGCCATTTCATATTCCGTCACAGTGTCCATACATGAACCTACAAGTGGAATATTGATTGACCAGTTTCTACTAACATTAACTGCCAATGAAATATTCTGGCGTGTTGGAATGTCAGAAAAATTAGGGATGAGCTGAATGTCATCGTACGTTAGTGCTTGCTTTCGCATTTTGTTTTTAATTTAAAAGGTAAGAATTTGATAGTTATACTATGACTATCTGTGTTTGTTTCTTAAACTTTGCCAGCAATTATAGCTTTTCCTCTACGAATTCTATTTTTGATGGTCTGAAGAGGTAGGTCATACTTCTTAGCAATGTCTTCATATTTCATATTGTTAAGTAGTCTATCTTCTAGAATACCTTTGTACATTGGCTTAAGAGTTTCGATACCTTTTAGAGCAGCTTCATATCTATTCATTAGGTCATCATCTTCATCGATCCAATCTTGTTCAGATTTGTATTCCATTTCAACAAGTAAATCTTTTGCAGAAGTTCTAGCATAATACCTAGATACTTCTATTCCACTATCTTGAAGTGCATCGATAGATCTCTTTCTATTTCTTTGACGTATCCATCCAAGACATTCATTGAATGCAATTCTATAAAGCCATGTTGTAATTTGATATTGTGGATCGTATTGATCTGCTTTAGTCCACAATTTAGTAAGTGTATTAGTGACAATATCATCTTTAGCCTCATTGTCTTTAACTACGTTAAATACGTAATTTTCTAGGCCTGGTTTAATTTTTTCATAAAGGACTTTGTAGTCTTTTTCTGATCTGGTTGTAATAAAATTTTCTGCTAGTTCTCTGTAGGATATTTTTGACATATATGCTTTTTTTTAGGTTAAACTTCTTAATAACTGTACTAATATACGAAAAATAATTGACATAAAAAAGTATTTCGGCAATTATTTTGTCTCTCAATAGTATAATTACATACTTTTTGAGAAACTTACATATTTTTAGTTAAAATCTTCATAAATTTCCATTACTTTAGCTTTTTCGCTTGGAGTTAAATTCCATATTGATTTTTCTGGAAATAATTTGTTTGCTATCATTATTAATTGTGTACTACTCATAAGTTCTAAGTTTTAATTACAGTACAAATATACGAAAAAAAACTGACATAAAAAAATTCTATGGCAGTTATTTTGTAAAAGTTATTAACAATTTTAGAAATCTTTGAAAATATCTACAACTTTGTGTAGTTCTTGAGGTTTATGACTCCACAAATCAGTAGATGCATTAATAATTCTTTTCTTAGGATCTGATTTGAATTGCTTAGCTGGATAACCAATAATAGAAAACCATTTCTTAGTTTTACCTGGCCAAGCTCCTAGTGGATAATAAGAAAGTGAAACTTGATTTTTTGTATCTGTTTCAATACATTTAATAATCTCACATCCAGGTCTAAACATTTTCTTTGAATCTAAATGTTCTATCGCCTGGTCATGTTCACCTAAACAGAATTTAATATTACCGTTTAATCGAAGCATCGCATCTTGTGCAGTTTTAGGGTCCCATGCAAAATTACCTAAATAATAGACAGTATCTTCTCTTGTTACGACTTCATTCCAGTTTGCAATTAGCTTATCTGTCATTTCATCAACATTAGCAAAGTCTCTTTTATACTTCTTAATTGCACCGGGTCTACCTAATTGTAGATTTGATGTTACGAATATTTTACCCATTAGGCTACTATAAATTTTATATTGTAATTATCCCAAAGCTCGTTACAAACTGCCTGTTCGTTTACACCACCCTGTGCATTTTGAATTCTCTTATCGTCTGATATATCTACAAAAAGATAGAGTACAAAATCATAATGAGTTGCATAAATTAAAGACTGTCCAATACCAGCTCTAAGGTCTGAACCTCTTTTTCCTTTCTTGAATTCAATAGCAATTTTAATACCATTCATTTCAACTACCATGTCGGGTCTATTTCTAGTTCCCATAAAAAGGATATGATTAACAGTAGTGTTAACATCACCTTCCCATTTAACAGAAGACTTTACTATTTCTTTTGCCTTCTCTTTATCATCCTCACCTTCAGAGACTAAATAATTTGTTAAGTCTCTGACAAGGTGTGGGTAAATAAATTGTTTGATCTGATCTTCTGACTTTTTCTTATAGTTCAGGGTTCCGAATATATCTTCATGTGTGATAGACTCAGAAATAAGATCTAAAAATTCTACTCTCTTCGAGGATTTACTTGCTTGTTTCATGTGCAACTGGTTCTACTTCAGCTTCAACATCTTCAGCACCTTGAATCTGAGCTTCTACTTCTGCAATTTCTTTATGAAGATCTGCAATTTCTTGATTCAATGCTGCTAGTTGTTGCATAGCATTAGATACAGTTTCACCAACATGAGTTAACATGGTAATAAACTTTCTTGCGCTTTCAATACCAGTGCCTTCTACATTTAGTAGTGCTTGATAAAGAGCGTTTAGTTCATGTCCTCTTAGACTGATGATAGTATCTTCGCTATCTGAATTTAATAATGCTTTATTTTGCGATTTAAGTTGATCGTAAAGAGTAACTACCACAGCGGCATTATTAGTTTTCCACGTATATCCCTTGTTTAAGTGGTCCATTAATACTTTAACCATCTTTCTATCATCAAATACAATGTCGAAAGTTTTTTCAGCAGCATCAATTTGTGCTTGGTCTACCTTTTTGGTAAGTTCTTCTTTTTGTTTTGTAAGAGTCTTGCTCATTTTATTAATTAATTTAGTGATATAATTTATATATTGTTATTTTAAAAGTCTTCATTTTTGACTCTTAAGTCAAAATCCCTGAAGTTTTTAAACTGGTCATCATCAGTATTCATCCTTCTAACGATAGAGTCATTTAGATCGTTTCTATATTCTAACCTTTCAACTCTAGAGATTCTAGGTGGATCTAAATATATTACCATACATTGGTCTCTATACTCTTTTGGTAAAACATCTAAGCCGTCTTTTGACATTATCATTACATCGGCAAGATCGAAATCTTTCTTTGTTTGACCATAATACCAACCATTGAATTCCATATACTCTACGAAGTCTCCACAAGAAATCATATCTTCAAATTCTTGTTTATCAACAAAGTGATAGTCTTTATGATTCACTTCATTCTCTCTAGGAGGTCTAGTAGTGTGGCTAACACCGCTTACAAATCCTTTCTTAGCTAGTCTATTCTTTAAAAAATCTTTGCCTGCGGCTGCTTTACCTACTAGTATTAACTTCATAGTTCTTATACTGATTCTTTAGTTTTTGTTTTATTCTTCTTAGTTCTTTTTCTTTTATCAGGAACTGTACTAGGAGTCCTACTAAAATTACCCATGCCGTCGTAATCCATATTATCAGGCTGGCCATGTCTAGCATAGTAATCTGGATAGTTCTCTTCTCTATTTCTTTTAGAATTATGAAATATATTCCAAATTAAGAAATACAAGTAAGCTGCAAAAATAATACCACCTACAAGGAACATTACCGGATTCATAATTTTCTATTTTTACTATTGTTTTGAATTTGATTTGCAGCGATTGCAAATAGAAGAATAGTACCTGGCCAATGTGCAGAATATTGTGCTTCTGCAAAACTACCTGTTAAACCCAGTCCTACTGAGTAAAGCAAACAGCCGAATGCAAAGATAACTGCATACCATTCGAATAAAATATTTTTAAGCTTTTTCATATTTGTTTTTTATTGATTTAATAACTAATGAAGCTATGAGTGCCATAGCCGTGATGTTAATTGCATTAGGATGCCAGTGTTCTCCACAGAAACCCATTATGTGATAAATAAAATCTGTCATTTTTGTTTAATTTGATGCTTCTTTAAGTCTTTTACCACGTCTTTGCGAACTGTTTCTAAATACTTCTTTCTCTTTGCTGTAGAAACAAATGGCACTGACCAGAATTGTTTAGTCTTAGTCCATAAACTTGCTCTCCAACCGAAGACAAATGTAAATACTCCCATTACTAATCTAAGTTTAGGAGAGTTCAAATAAAGCGTTCTAACGGGCAGTGCAGGTGCGCCATGTGTTATATAGGTTCTTACCTTTTTGTCGTTTAGAAACGGTCTGGGATATGCGTACGGACCTATAACTGGTACAAATTGGTATGCATAGCCTGGAGTTAGTACTTCATCAAAGAAGATCTCCATTCTTGGTGTTAATCTAAACCACCATACTGGTGAAACAAAGTAAATACGATCTGCCCATTTAACAAGTTCTTTATACTTATCAATTAAATCTGTTCTAGGCCTAGCAAAACTGTCTCTGTATAAATCGATAACTTCAATTTCATTCAGATAACCGCCCTCTTCTAATAGAGTTTTCTTAATCGTCTTAAATATGCCGTTGTAACAGAATGATTTCTCATCTGGGTGTCCAACGACTATTAAGTTTTGCATTCTTTCTTTCTTTTTCATTTTTTACGGTGTATTTTCTGGTGCGGCTTGCACTTCTAGAATTTTATTGTAAGCTATTATATCATTTTCTTTTGTCCAAGCTTTCCAGTGCTCCACGTATTTGATAGCCTTGGCTTTACCACTGCCTGGAGTTATCCCCCATTTAATAAAACGCACCGCATCTAATACGTCTTCTAAGTGTAGTGTTTTGTAAGCCTCTTCCATGGTTTGTGGCCTATCATCATAATGTTCGTGGAGTCCCATCATAAAAATTTAGTATATTTAGTTAATTCTTGTTTTCTTGCTTCCTCTAATCTCTTTGCATGATATTCTTTTGCATACTGCTCCATGATTTTACTCATTTGAGTGTAATGTGAAAATGCATCACTGTCGACAGCCAGATCTGGCCATTCGTTTTTATCTAGCCAATCCGCCGCGCTCATATAAATACTCTCCTAAATCGTCTCTACTTGTTGGTACATCATCCCATTTTGGATCGTACCAAAATGTTCTACCATTTCTATCCTTTCTCTTTGACATTTCGGCATTACCATAACACAACATAAACCGCTCCTGGATAGCTTCATCTCCAAATGGATTATCCCAATCCTTAATGCTTCCACCACCTTTAGCATACGCTAGAAGTGGAATATCACGGCATAGATCTAGTAGTTTAGGGTATCTTGCGAATTGCATGCCAGCTGGTAAGAATGGATCTACATCACCAGCTCTATAAATAATTTCTGCTCTTAGGTAATTACCAATACCATTGAAATATTTTTGGTCCATTAGCATTTCATAAAGTGGCTTCTTTAGTTTAGTCAAGTTAGTCATGACTTTATCCCAAAATGCTTTATACTCTGTTGTTGGATCTGGACCTCTATTATCAGACCAAGCTACACCCTGTTTCCACTTACCAAAACGTCTAACGTCTACAAAGGACATTGTAGTTCCGTCTTTTCTATAAAATTTCAGGTGGGCGTGTTTTGGCTCGGCGCCGGTATTAGTCAGTTTAAAATGTCCGGACATACCCATCGTGATTCTCACAGGAATGTATTGGTCTGAATGTTTATCTAAAAAGTAAAGTACCATTTCTTTACCTTTAGAAACTGCTTTAATTTTAAATGTTTCAAATGGAATATTAAGGTCATCACATTTGTGGATTGGATTCTTCTCCACTCTCACGTAAGTCATACCTTCTGATACTTGATTGACGTAATCTGCTGTAAACTTGAGTTCCGCTAACTCTGGCATAATAAACTGATTTAGTTATTATAGAGAATTATCGTCACTTGTTTCAATCTTTACAGGTTCGTTCCAAGAGTCTTCCCAATAGATATAATCATTAGAACTGATAGTCGTCATATTCATCTAGATCTTGTAGTGATTTAACATTCTTGAGATTTACTCTCGGTTCTTGGTTACGTTGCTTTTTCTTTTTAAACTGCAACTTTCTCCGGCGTTCGCCTTCGTCTAGGGCCTTCTCTGGCTTGCTCGACTTTTTCATTAGAAAATTTATTTGAAATTTAGTTTTCTGTAGGAGGGGTAAATTTGGTATCTTTATACTCCCAGTTATCTCCTGCTGCTGGAGTATTAAGAGTATCTGTTGAACACCATATTGGAGGTGGTGTTGTATTAGGAGTATCGTAATATGGATTAGGAGTATACATTGGATAAGCAGGTGGGATATAGGTATCACCTTTAAGAAGTACTACTGCTTCTTCTGCAGTAATTTGCTTTTCGTCTAATAGTCTTTGTACAATGCTTGCCTTTGTCATATAATTTATATATTATCCGTAATTTTTGTTTCTATCTCTATAATTAATTTATTTAGATCTTCTCTACTCTGCCACCCTATTACTTGATCTGCACCTTCAACAAATTTTTCTGTTATGAAATCTCCACTTGTATTTAAAATTGCTATTTCAAATAAATTATATTCATTAGGACTTCTTAAAGATAATTTAGGCTCACAATAAAAGTGAGGTCCACATACTACTGATAATTTAGTACCATCGTCAAAAGACATGATACCAGCCCATGCAGAACCCAATGGATGTTGTTTAAATGTTATATCATCAAATGTACTCATAATTTAATTTTGCGGAGAAGGAGGGATTCGAACCCCCGGTACCTTGCAGTACGCTGGTTTTCAAGACCAGTGCATTCGACCACTCTGCCACTTCTCCTGTTTTTATAGTAGAGGGCCTGCGCTACATGAATAGATAGCAGCTTTCATTCTCTGCTCTTCTAACCATTTCATATAGGTCCAAATTTGTTTTAATCTTTTCATATTAATTATCTAATTGATAATCAGCAGGTGGTAATTCATCTAATAGACTACCTGGTGCTTTTTCTTCATACTTAGCATATTCATATTCACCTTTAATAAATTCATTAAGTGCCTTGCCTTGAGAATCTGCCATATTAAATTTATCCCATGTATGTGAATCAACTGCTTCATAGACATAAGTTGCCCATTTAAAATTAATGGTTAGTGTTTTATCTGCAAAGTTATATGTTGCAGAATCAATAGTTGAACTCTTATACCGGGATGTTGTGCTAATTACCATAAAATAGAATTTATGAGTTATACTAAAATATCGATAAAAGTTTCTAGATTAACTAAAGAACCCAGAGCCAGATTTCTTAACTTTAATACCTTGGCTAACAAGCGTAGATTGTAGTTTATTAATTGCAGCAACAACTTGTGTATTATCTCCGCCAGAAGATCTACTTGATGAACCACCGCCTGTAATTTTCTTAATAGCTCCAGAAATTACTCCTCCAGTTTCAACTTGAGCTGCAGCACCTTCTTCTACACTACCTTTAAATTCTGCTAACATGTCTGCTAGATTCTGTAACGCCGCCTCAAGTGATTCTCCCATTTGTGCTAATATATCTGAAGGCTCGCCACCTTCTGACAATACACCTAGTGCTTCAAATAAAGTTCTAAGTTCAGTTACTTTAGCAAGATCCATTGAGTTAATTGATTCAGCAATTGCAGGCATACTTTCTGAAGTCTTAACCATAGTTCCGCCAATTGTTGCCCATAACGTAGCCTGTTTAGCATAGCCCTCTGCTCTAGCTCCTTCATCAACAGGTCCTAATAACGCGCCGAAGAATTGATTACCTACTTCTGGGTTGTAACCATTAATTGCTGTAATAACACCAGGGACAGAATTGCCCATTTTCTCAAAAGTATTTCCAATGGCAGCAATCATCCATCTTTGTTCTTTAATAGCTTGTGGATCTGCTCCCTCGCCTACATTAGTAAATACTCCAATAATATCTGCCATTTTACCAGCAAACGCTTTAGAGTCCATATTACCTACTATTTCAATAATGGTTTTTACGGATTCACCTAATTTCTTATATGGTTCGCCAATCATACTAACAATTTCAATACCCTTTTCAAAAGTGGTTTCGCCTCCCCACCATGATGATGTTTGAGCCTTGCCACCACCAATTGCCATAAGAGTATCTGTTAGAGCCTCGATTAACATTTGAGTATTGGTTTTTATCTTATCTTTTAGACCTTCTGCATTTCCAATAGTCTGATAACCAGTAATTTTACCGTCTTTATCGTAAATAGGGAACTTTAACTTGGCCATAGCTTCTACACCCTTCGCTAGGTTTAATAGAGGCTCACCAATACCCGTTACAATTGCAATACCTTTTTCAATAGTGGATTTACCACCCCACCATGAACCATTCTGCGCGTTTGGATTACTTCCAATTTCCTGGAATGTACCTGTAAGTGAACCAACTAACATTTGAGTATTGTCAGCAACTGCTTTAGCATCGTCTACGTTAAATTGTCTATAACCTGTAGCTTTACCCTCTTTATCAAAACCAGTTGGGAATTTAAGCAATGCCATATCTTGTACACCGCCTGCAATATTACTTAGGGCTTGTCCCATGTTCATTACAGATTTAATACCCATTTGAACAGCACCGCCACCTGATAAGAAGCCTAATAGACCGCCTGAACTTGGTTTACCAAAATCAACCGTTATTGGATTACCATCCGGGCCTAGAATTTCTTGTTCACCACCCATTCCAATCTTAGCGAAAGGAACTGCAAGTGAACCAACCATCATCATTGTATTAGTAATTACTTTCTTGAATGCATCACCACCAATAGTCTCAAATGATGTTGGGTTACCTTCTTTATCAAAAGCAGTTGGGAATTTAAGGTTGGCCATAGCCTGAACACCTTTAGCAATACCTGTAAGTGCCTTACCCATATTTAGAGTTGATGCAACACCTACTGCAACTGTATTCTTTTTACCTAAGCCAAATAAGCCGCCACCGCCACCTCCAAATTTAACTTTAGTAATTGTGCCGTCTGCGCCTAGAACTTCCATCTCTTCACCAGCACCAATTTTATGGAATGGTACTGCTAATGTACCTAACATTAACGAGATATTTTTACCTAGTTCTGGTAAATCAAGCCCCTCATTCTGTAGTTTAGCAAATCTTTTAAGACCAAGACCAACTGTCATTAAAGCAACACCTGCTGCAACCATTGCGCCTGAACCTAATAAGATACCTGCTGCTGTCCATGGCCACATAACAAATGCTTCACCAATTGCTTTAAAGACGGGTACTAAACCAGTCTTTTCATCGGTTAGTTTATCAATATTACCACCAGATAAAACTTTAGATATAACAGCAATACCCGCTCCTACTGCTAGTAAAGCAACACCTGCAACTATCATTGCTCCAGCCCCTAATGCAATAAACGCTGGAATTGGTCCTGCTCCTGCAATACCAAAGACTATACCTAGACCGCCAATTAGGGCCATTGTAGCTCCAATCATTGGTAGTGGATCCGGACCTAATGCTGCTGTAATAATTTTAAAACCTATTCCTATAACTATTAAGGATGCTCCGACAAGTATCATAGCGATAGCTCCTTTCTTAATAAATTGTTCACCAAGGCCAATTAATGCAAATCCAGCTGCTAATAGACCTATTACTAAGAGTGCTCCTAAACTTTTAGCAGCCTCTTCACCAGTAATATTGCCAATTATTTTACCAAAGAATAGGAGTGAAAGACCTAATACGATAATGGATAAAGAAACCCATAATAATGATTTTGCTCCGTTTTCAATATAATCTCCAGCAATGCCGACTAGTGCAAACGCAAGTCCAATTGCAATTACAGTACCCACAACCATTAATACGGTAGTAATGTCTGGCATAAGTACTTGGAATAGAGCTAAAGAAACACCTAATGCTAAAATTGATAGACCAGCAAACATAAGCCCTTTACCGGCTTTTTCCATGTTATCTATAACACCAAACTCTTCTAATACATAAAATGCTAATGCAATTGCACCAATTACAAATATTGATAAGATAGCACCTTTAATCGCAGGACCTGCAATTATACTAACTAGTGCAAATGTAAGTGATAATGCTAATAGGCCTAATGCAACGTCTAGGACGGCAGTACCCATGGATTTCATTTTATCTAATACTTTATCTGGAATTGCGTATGCAATTAATGCAATAGTACCTATTAATAAAACACTTACTAAAGCTCCCTCGAGTGCGGATTTTGAAATTAAAGTAACTAATGCTAAGGTAGCTGCTAATATCAGTATTGATTTACCGACATCTCCCATCATTTTAACCTTCTCTAGCTTTTCTTGATCTAAATTCTTAGTACCAAAATTAATACCTGCTATAAGTGCCCTTAATGTAAGTGCTATGAGTGGAGTACCTAATACTGCCACCATTAATAATGGGGTGGCTAATACCATATATCCAGCAAACTTTAGTATTGATTTACCGACATCTCCTAGTAGAGTAATACCTGCTGCTAAGCCTTCCATTTTGGCTTTAACATCTTCTCCAGTATCTTCTAGATTATTTACAGCGTCTACAACAAATTGCAAACCTTTACCAAGAGGTTCCATGGAAGGTGCTAGTATTGCAATTGCCATGGCATTCCCTAGACCTCCGCCTACGCTCTTACCCTTTCCGTCTCTAATGTCTTCAATGGCAGTGGCCATAGCGTCCATTCTATCATAGAATTCGCCACCTACTGCTAATGATACTGCAGTATTTTCAGTATTAACTGCTATTTGACCTAGAACATTGCCCTGGCTACCTAACTTGTCGAAGGCGCCAGCTAATGATTTCATGAAATTTTGAGCCATGTATAAGTACCGCTGATTATTTTTTAGTATATAGGAACACCACTGTAAAAAGTGGTGCTCCTTATTACTATATTATATATCTCTACAACTTCGGCATCTTAATAGATGGAGTCTTGAGAGATGGGGTGCTTGGCATCTTAGGCGGTTTATATTGAGATCTCATTGATGACATCTGACTCGCCTGTTGTTCTTGTTGCTCCCCTTGCTGTTTATTCTTATTCTTGATGTATTCCGAAAGATTCTTAACGTAGTACCAAAATTCGTAGTAATACATATTTTCAATCTCGCTCGGTTGCATCCTAAGATGAATACCCAGGTAGAACTTTGTCTTAAAGTAGTTCTCCAGCGAGATCTGAAATAATGAAAAGACTTTTGATGCCACCTGGGAACTCAAGAGGGGCTTTCACCAACTCTCCTTCAAAGGTAGTTTCTAGTGTAGTAGATACACCAATTTTCATTCTTTCAGCCAATCTATAGATTACCATGAACTTTTTCTCATCCCATGCTTTATAGTCAACTTCGTGTTGGAAAATCTTACTTAAACCTAAAGTTCTCCAATCTGGTTGCATATAAGGCAATACCTGAATAAATGCTCTATCAAAATCTTGATCTTTTTCTTGTCTATCTTTAAGATATGAAGTAATCTCTTGCATAACACCAATTGTAGGTGGTTTCATTCTAACTTCACCAGCAGAACGTGTTTTGATTACATAAGTTCTTTCTTTTTCAGAATAATATCTTTCGATTTCTTCATCAATTTCACTTGGAACTAAATTCTTAACAGCTAATTCAACGTCAACTTGTTTTTTAGTTTTTTCAGTTTTACCCTTTAAGACTAATTTATTCTCAGGTTCTGGAAATGTTAAATCTCTGACACTTAATAGAACTACAATTCTATCCTCTTCTAAAAGATCTTTCCAAGAAAGTCTTTTCTTATTTGCAGACATTTGCATACAAGTTTCAATAATAGAATTTAACTTTTCTTCCATATCAATATAGTTATTTTCATCCATTGTAGAAAAGTGTCTAATCTCAGCTGCTTTTGCAGATCTAATTTTAATTACACTATCTTTAGGATAAAATTTACCCATTGATGGTAAAGTCTCTTGGTCTAATATGTGCCATCCTAATGCAGAATCAGATGATTGTGCTTTGTCTGGTCCAAAATCTGACATATTAACCCTTCCTAATCCACTAGAATCAACTGCAGCTTCAATACCAGCAGCATCACTATTTGTAGATTCGACATTAGCTTTATTAATATTATCTTTAGCTTCTAAAGCTTTTGCCATTTTTTGCTCTTCAGGAGTCATTTTGTTTTTGTCTTCGCTCATTTTTATTTGCTTTTTAAGTTTTTAAGATTTTGTTTAATGTAGGATCTTTGCTCTACATCTCTTCTACTAAGTTCTTCCTGTATTAAATTACGGATAAACGCACTGACGGATATTGGTCTAATTTCACGATCTAGAGCCTCATTCAAGATGACTCTATTGACTTCGCGAACTTCGTCCTCTGTCAGTAGAACCTGTAGTTTTTTTGTTAGTTTATCACTCATAATCTCTTATTATTAGGATATTATATTATGTTTTTTAAGTTTAAAAAAAGAAGGAATTCGTAGAATCCCTTCTTTTATTAGTTTCTAAATTAAATTTAATTCAATTCTTCTGAGTAAGTATCACACTTCCATGTTACTTCTAATGCTTGTGCATCAGCAGTCTCATAGTTAAGTTCTGCTACTAGGTTAACACCTGATGTAATGAAACAATCATCTAATGTGATTTTTCTGTAGATGTCACCTTCTCTGTTGAACTGAACAACAACGATTGTACCAACATAATTCTTTTTAAGACCCATTTCGCCAGTTTCCGGATTGTAAGCCGCTCTGTACCATTGTCTCATTGATTTATATAAGTACGCTTGGTTTGAATCGTTCAGGTTTAACGTAAAGTTGATTGTAATGTCAACAGCAGTTTGTCCAGGCATACCTGCGTATGATCTGTCAGCAAACTTATACTTTTGACCGATTGCATCAACAGCCGGAGCTAATGCGTCTAAACCAGAGATTGAATTAACGTGTTGTAAAAATAACTCCTGTCCTGCAACACCTGCTGGAGGTAATAATGTCACCTCAAATAGGTTAGCTTGTACTGGTTCGAAATTTCTACCCTTCTTGCTAGTTTGGTCCTCTGAATAATGTGGTAAAGCCATATCTTAATTTTCTATTTTATTTATATATCTTTGTTTTCTTATGCAAAGTTACCTGTTGCAATTTCACCTGTATTTAGTACAGTTACTCTCGATACTAGAATCTCAAGACCTTTAACTGGTTCTACGAATGTATCTAAAATACCCATGTTGTTATCAATAACATCTGTTGTGTTATTTGATGTGTCCATGATATTCTTATAGTCGTATACACCACCATCTTTTTTCACTGATTCCATGAAGTTATCAGCTAAAGTTTTGATCTCTAATCTAGTTTGAGCACTGTTGAACTCAAATAGGTAGTTTTTAAGAATTTCAGCTAAACCATCTTCAATATAGATAAGAACTTCTCTTACGTGTGCTGAAGATAAAGCTGATTGAATTCCTTGTTGTGCAGTTTTATTACCTTTGATTGTTAAACCAACGCCTCTTTCAAATACGATTGGGTTGTAACCAAATGGCTCAAGTACGTCTCTGTCATTCTTGTCGAATGCAAATTCTAGAGACTGAACACCTGTTCCACCTACAACACCTCTTCTTGGGCCTGCGATGATTGACCATGGTAATGCATCTAAATATTTATCGATATAGTTGTTAGATACGTAAGCTGCTGGTGGAATAACTTTAGTTCTACCGTTCTCAATTACATTAAGACCAGGACCGTAGTAGAATGCGTAGTTTGCACCTTCGTTGATCGATGGTAATGTGTATAATTGAGTTGGGTTATTTTCTAAGTTACCTCCAGTTGCTACGTGATTTACACTAAATCCATAAGGAGCGGTTGAATCTTTGAAAGAAGGATTAGTTGATGCTTTAAATTCTTTCACCATTGGTGCATTAAGAATTGCTGAAGCATTTTGTCTTTCCTTACATAGGAATGATAATTCTTCTTTATTTAAGATACCACCGTTTTCTAATGAACCGAATGTATCAACAACATATCTGAATGTAATGTTATCTTTATCTACTAAAGCGTTACCTAAACCAGTACCTGGCTTAATTGCTGTTAGTAATTCTGCAATAGATTTTGTAGTTTGAGTTGCTCCTTCTAATGGGAATGTCTTATAGAATCCACCTGCATCCTCGTATCTCTTAAGAGCATATTCTGGTCTTGAAGATACTGGTCTATGAGTTTCAAATCTATAGTAAGTTGAACCATTTTCAACAGATCTCTTAATTGACTTAATTCTAGATAGTTTACCATCATCACCAGGTACATACATACCTACTTTAATTGGTTGGTTACCATTAGAATCTACTGGGAAGTAAACATCACCTGTTTTAGAGAAGTTAAATCTTCCAGCTTCAGCACCACCAAAATCCCAGCCGTCACCAGCTAATGTTGGGAACATTACTGTTCTTGCATTAGGCTGTAAAGACCATGATTTGAATTGGCTAGATACTGCTCTCTGCTTAACTCCTAATGAAGTTAAGTTTGCACCAGCATAATCTGCACTAAATCCAACAGAACCTGAAGGAGATACTGTAGTAATACCTGTTCCTCCGTCTACTGTTACATCATTAATTGCAACATATTCTCCAGCGTTTTCTGATAATAAGAAGTAGTTTCCACCACTCTGTAAGTTACCATAAGCATAAGGAGCTTCAGATAAAATTAAGTTACCGTTAGCATCTACTGTAATAGTAATTCCATTTTGCCATGTTGCAGCATTTGCATCAGAGAATTTCTCGTAAGATTTAGAAATTGGTCCGTTAGCTTCGATAATAATACCTTCGTTAACATTAATTGGAGTAATTCCTGTAATTTTTACATATTCTCCATTAACTGAAGCATTTAAGTACTTTTCGTTATTAAGATCAGCTGCAAAAGTATTAGCATCTAAACCTGTTCCTGTAATAGTCATTACAGAACCATCAACAGCAACAATACCTGAAACTGTAGTAAAGTCTAATTCAACATTAGATTTCTCTTGATTAACTTTATGTGATAAAACTTCGTAATCTTGACGAATATCAAAGTTATTACCGATTAGATCGATTTGTGGAAGTGCATCTTCTTGTACAGCACAGAATAAACCTGTTCTTCTAGCCTCTAAGTTAATTAGAGTTTCAATGTACATTTGATTACCTTCAGCATCAATAAATTCAGGGATTAAAGATAATCCGTTATATTGTGCTAAAAGAGTTACTTCTCTTAAACCTGCAAACTTAGCAAATTCTGATTTGATTAAACCGTCTGCGTCAAAATAGTTTCCGTAGTTAGGGTCGTTATTTAATTCTTGTGCATCAAACTTACCTTTGAATACAAATACATCTACCATATAGTCTGAGATATATTCATCAGCGTCGATACCTTCTGGAATACCAGTTTCACCATACCATTCTCTTGCTGTTAATTCAAAACCTCTAGTATCTGCAGCTTGTCTAATGATAACTGTAATAGGATCTTGTTTGATATTAACAAATGAAATTGCGTGGTTTGTGTCTTCTGCAGATGCAACTAATAATTTTTCATCGTTAGGTACCCAGAACTTATCTGTATCAAATACATCTGTAAATTTCTTAGAAGATGCGTTTGAAGCTTGAAGTGTATTAGCTGATAAACCTTCTTGAGATGAGTTAGTTGCTGGAGAGAAAATTGATACTCTGTCAGCAGCATCATCTGAAGTTAAGTTTAATGCTAAAATCGGACCTCTAGATAGAGCCTCGATAGCTGATCTGTGGAAATACATTCCTTTCTTTTCTAATGACTTATCTACGCCACCGAAAACTTGTTTGAATTGTTCAACATCTTCTACTAGAACTGGAGTGTTGTATGGACCTTTTTTAGATCTACCTACAACTAACCTGATAGTCTCAGCAGGAATGTTCACGGTTTGTGATTTGTCAAACTCTAGACGATATACGCCTGAGCTTTTGAACTGTAGTAATTGAGGACTTAATGCCATAATTGTTCGTTATTATTTTTTATTCTTTTATTATATATCCCTGTCTTTCTGCAAATTTATTTAAGCAGGTCATAAATATCAAATTGTAAATCTCCTTGTTGGTCACTATCTTTAAATAGTATAGCTTCCATCTTATCGTGAAGATCCGGGTCAATGAAATCTAAGAGCTCCTCTACGAAATCTGCGTAATCCGTTGTATTAAAAAATTCTGTTGCAGTAATGCAAGTCATTATCACATCGTCGTTGCCCATTTGGGCTCCATAACTTCCATTTGGTAAAGTACCAAAAAGACTAGCTTCCGTCACTGTAACTTCATCTGTTAAATCTAATCTATTTATCTTATACAATTTCGCAAAGTTCTGGCAAAAGATAGCTTTATTGTCAGATTTTAGTTTAATACCTGGTTTTAATGATTTCCCATCATGTCGATGTTTAAATTTAACTACCATTTCATCATCGAAATCATTTCTTTGTGGAAATATACTTCTTAGGTATTGGAATAGTACTGTACCATAAGTATTATACTCAACAATCATCTTCACATTCTCTGAATAGAATATATCGACCGATAGAGTATATAGTACTTTTGCGAAATCTTCAATTACATGTTCATTTGATCTAAATCTACAGACTTGTGTAAATTTAAAAAAATCGTACATTGCACCAGGGTTAACCACATTCTTAATTTCTTCATAATTCATTGGATCGACCTGGAATACATTAATTACCGATGAGTCACCACCATTACCTTCTGCAATATCTACTGAGAATACCCAAAAGTTTTCTGGGTCTCTACAAGTATCAATATCAAAGTCTGGATCCCACTCTAAGAAACCTTTTGTATCAATTGAAATATAATCAAATTCATCAAAGTCATGATAAACATAGGGCTTCATTCTCTTTCTCATCTTCTTCATATCGACTGGGTCTAATAGGAGGTTAGATGAGCTGACGAACTCATTTCCATACTGTTTATTAAATGCTTCAATTGAACCTAAGTTTGCTAATTCTCTATCATACCAAGCTTCATCTCTATCTGGGTGTTGCCACCAGTCAATTCTTGTTGCTAGATATTCATTATCACCTCGATCTGCCGCAGCATAAATTTGATAGAACTTATTAAATCCGTTTGGTGTAGATGTAATTGTTATTCTTGAGACTTTCGACGAGGATAATGTAGGATATACATTCTCGTAAAAAGAATCAGCAATCGATGGATGGACGTGGGCAAACTCATCTAGGTATAGATTATGGATTGTAAAACCAATACCGGATTTTGCTGTGGTTGATTGTCCTATTAGTCGACAACCATTATCACATCTTACATTCATCACATCATATTTAATAATACCAGGTTTCATAAAGAACGGTAAGTTCTCAATTACTGTTTTGGCTTTATCAATAATTTCTTTTGTTGA